AGTAGAACGAGCAATGGTTCTCCGAAATGGACTTGTTTCAGTATCGGCTTGAGCGTAATCTCCATTTAATTAATATAATGTTTAAAATCCATTTAAGAAATATATAACTATATTATATAGATTAATAATTATAAATAAATAAAATAAAAATGCCTAGAACAAAAGGTTGTGGAAATATTACTAATTATCATTATTTATTGAAAAAATATAAAGATGATGACAAAACGGAGATTGAAGAAGAACGGTATTTCAAAACTCAAAAAGAGATTCAAGAACAATATTCAATGAAAAAATGTAGTGTTTATAGTTTAATAAATGTAAATCCAAATATTAAACAAAACAAGTATAAAAATATTGCTATAGAAAAACTGTGTCCTCCTATTCCTATCTTTTCTCAGATAGAAACTATTCCTCAAGGTTTAGTAATTAATTAATTTTTTAATTTATTTTTTATTTCTCATTATATAATAAATATTAACAATGTATTCATATTTATTTGGACATTATTTTTATAGAGACGATATGATAAATATCATTAATGAAGTTGAAACTAGAAGAAAAGTATTAAGAAATGCTGGTCAAATACCTTCTGTATCATTTTCAGAAGACCTTAAGAATAAATTGATGGGAATTGAATCTACAATCATTAAATTTAAATCTGGTAAAGAAGAAAAATAATACTAGACTATTGATATATTATTTTTTAAATTATTTTCAACTTTTCCAATATCTTCATTTTCAACTATATTATCTAGTATATCTAATATATCATTATTTTCTACTTCTATTATATCACAACCTAAACAAGCACTCTTTAGATGTTTAACATTTTTCAATGTATAAATAACACTTGCCAATAAAGCACCAACTCCACCCATTATCAAAGTAATCTCTTCTGGTTTATATACCATTTTATTATTATTTAATATCTAATATAATGTTATATAATTATGATAGAAGTTCAAATTATTAAAAGTACTAAACCATTAAAGAAGTATATGGCAATATTTCATAATACTATTAAAAATAAAGATGGTAAAATTCAGATTAAAAAGAAAACAATACATTTTGGGTCAAATCCTTATAAAGATTATACAATTTATTATAAAGAAGAAGGAAAAAAGAAAGCAGATGAAAGAAAGAAACTATATGATAATAGACACATTAAGAGGGAAGATTGGACAAATCCTCAAACAGCAGGTACACTTTCAAAATACATCCTTTGGAATAAACCAACAATTAAAACAAGTATTAAAGATTATATAAATAAATTCAATTTAAAATTAATTAAATAAATAAATAAATAACTAGATTATAAAATGTTTAAAAAAATAAATATAATAATTGATGAAACAAATGCTTATCAAAAAGGAAGTGTTATTCTTAGTTTTTATAAAATTATTGTATTAGTAATAAAAACTTCTTATTCTTCTTTATCAATGTTCTTTACCCAACCATCGCCTTCAGTATTTGATGAAGATTCATAAATCAGATTATTAAAACCAGAATATGCTTTTGATGGATTACTTTGTAAATCCAAATATAAGAAACCGTATTTCTTTTTTGAAGCTTCTTTATATAATTTTTTAAAGTTTTCAGCACCTCCGAATTGGTCACTATATTCTTCAGTGATTTTCAATAGTTCTTTCTCATTAGGATTTGGACTTCCAATTATAGCAAAAGTTGCATTTTGTCTAATAGTTGTTTCCAATCCACGAAATAACTGAGAAGCGAATAATAATAAACCAATATTATAATGTCTCGCTCTCGTTGCTAGGTAGTTTATCTTACTTGATTTTTTTATACCTAGAAAGTCATCTAAAACAATAGCAATAAATGGTTTCTCACCTCTAGGAAAAGAATCTTGATAATTTATAATATTATCTATAATTTCATCAATTCGACTTAAATCATCAAATATTGTTTCTGGAAATTCTTCTTTTAAAAATCTAGAAGTTCTATCATTGTTTATTGTATTACTAATAATATATACCATGTCGAATTGGTCTTTGTAAAAGTTAGGATTTAATAGTAAATTTGAAATAATTGTCGATTTACCAGTTTTGACAGGAGATATTAATATACCAACTTGACCATTAGCAATATTAGGAAGATTGGGATGTAATGGTTTACTTAGTTTCTGTTCTGTTCCATCTTCTTTTACTGGTAATATATCTAAATCTACATTACTGAATTCATTCATTTTTATTCTATATAATAACTAGATATTTTAATTTTAATTATATTATTTATTAAACATTCGCAGGGAATCGCCTTTTTATTTATAAACTTCCTAATCGACCACTTTTGACATTCTATTCTTATATAATAGATTGCCAAACGTGGTCGGATTTATTCCCATTTTTTAACATATTATTTAATAAAAACCTCTAATACAATATATAACTTTATTAATGATTTGAATTTAGTTATATTCTCATTTTTGTAAATTCTGGAATAATATTTTTTAATGTCAAAATTGGTCTTAATAATTATAGTAAAGTTTAAATTCTATTTTTAGAAAAAATAAATATCTAATTATATATTAATAACTTAATTAATAAAATAATCTAGTAATAAATTAATTAATAACCTACGATGGATTTAGATTTACCTACACTTGATATTGTTGAAGACATCGCTGAAGTAATGGACGATGAATTAACGATCGAAAAAATTCCAACTGAAGAAGAACACATTAAACATTTAGAAATTGAAGAAGAGAAAAAACAACCATTTATAAGGAAAACAGTAGTTAAAAAGAAAAAGGAATTAAGTGAAAAGCAAAAAGCACATTTAGACAAAATCAGAGGAATGGCATTGGAAAAGAGACAAATCAAAGCAAGAGCAAAGAAAGAAGCAGTTGATAAAGTAAAAGCACAAGTATCAGAAGAACACAAACCAAAATATTATATACCAAAACCTAAGAAAACTAAAGAAGAAAAAGCACTTGAAAAAGAAGCAAAAAAGAAATATAAAAAACAAACAATGGAAGTAATTGAAGAAGTTGTTAATGAAGAAGAAGAAATCACACCTTCTGATTTTATTCCAAATCATAAAGAACTTATTAAAAAACAAAAAGAACAAGATTTAATTAATCAACAAAATAGCTTTAATAACTTTATGGGAAATATGGAGAACTATATGAAATTAAGAGAATTACATGAACAAGAAAAACAAGAAAAACAACCAAAACAAGTAAAACAAGAAAAAGTGAAAGATGTTCCAATTAAAAAAGAAATTCCACATCAAGTTCCAACAGTTCTTCAAACAGAACCAGAAAATCCTTTCTCTAATTATTTTGGTTAATATATTTTAAATTTTTAGTTTTTTTTTCTCTAGTATTATTAAAGAATATAGAATATAATAATTAATAAAAATGAGTGAAACCATTATTATTGAAAGTAATAGACAAATCGCTTATAAACAAGAAAAAGCAGCATTAATTAATTCTGACCAATCATTATCAAATGTAGTATTACCCAATAATAAGTGGGTTACTCGCCTCGAAAATGGTATACCTGTTTCTGTTGGAGACCAGATTCAAATTGAAGCAGTTATGGTGAATACTCGAGGAAGTCCTGAAGAAACAATTGAATTTAGTGGTATAGATGTCGTAGAAAATGATGATGATGTGATAGATAATAAAGCAGTTATTCGTTTTCAAAATTATATAACAAATCGTCAACAATTTAATTGTAATTTACCATTAAATAATGCATCTATTCAATTTATAAATGCTCGAGGTGGTAATTATGGATATTTGTCATTCTCTTTATTTCGAGATTTCTCAAGAAATTTTCCATTTAGAGGCATTGAAGGTATGTATTCTGAGGGTACTCCCCCTGTTTTCACAGAAGTTGAAAATGGTGGTGTGTTTACTAGACCACCTGCTCCTGTATATGATGCCGACCCAACCAGATATTATTTAGGAAGTGATGATTTTGTCGGTTATGCTAATTTATTAAATTCTGAAGATAGAGGTGCTTGGAGTTTTAAAACACATGACGTTGAATTAGAAGTGGATATTGGATTTAATACACCGTCAAAAATTGGTGAGACTTTAACTGCTCAATTACATCAAAGACAAGGTTTACCTACAAAATGGGATGAACAAACCGTTCCAGCGTCAATTGTTAATATAACAGGAGCACTAGATGCTGGAACATTTGTTGTTTCACCAAATGCTGGTATTACTGATAATTCTTATAGAACAGTTCCAACAGCAACAGGAGATGTATTTAGAGCGAGAGCAGAGGGTAAATGGCACGCTATTATTGCTGGTGAAGCACCGGAAGAAGAAGAAGGAAATAATTATCAAGAAGAAGAAGGTAGAGATTTATTTCATAGAAATCTAGCATGTGGAAATCCAAATGAATATAGAAATGTTTACGGTTGGTTAGTTCCAAGAGTAAAAGCCCATTCTGCCGTGACAATTGCTAATGTTGAATTAAATACTGTTGGATTGTATACTGGAGCAGTTGATATTAATGCTTATGACGTTGGTGAATTTGGTTTAAACCCTGTTTTATTAGACCAGATGGAATTTCATACTAAAACAGAGAATTTCACATATTTTGATTTTGCAGCAAATGCTAATAATGATATAACTGAAACCCGTAATTCAACAAGTACTCTCGCTAGTATGGATTATTTACAAATATCACAACCTAATACATTATGGACAACAAACATTGTATATAATGACCAAAATTTAAATGATTTAACTATTTCGTGGCGTGAAAATGATATTCCAACTGTTTCTGGTGATACTCCAATGACTATTAATAAATTAAAGGCATTTTATCAACAATTATACTATGGAAGAGCAGATGACAATAAATCCTGTGGCGTTGTAGGAAACAAAATAAATTTACCAAATACACCTAATTTTTTGACTACACCAACAGCACCGGCATTATTAAACTCATATCAAAGTATTCCAAAAACAACTGGTAAAAAAGTATTAGTAAGACGAGCAGGAGAGTCTGCTTGGAATTCAAGAAATCATGTGAGTTTTTGGTCATTTTATGATGATTCTTTTCAACCTACAAATGATTTATTAACCTTACATTTCCCAGCAAATTCCTTGTTTACGTTATATGATAGTAATGGATTGACTTATCCTCAAACAGCATCAAAGACTCATAATTTAGCAATTGTTCCTGTATTTTACAGACAGGATGCTCTTCCTAGTCCAAATATGAAAGATATACCATTATGTGCTTTTGTATCCATAGATAGAATAGAACCAGCAGCAGCAGGAGAAACAAGACTTCTTCCTGCTCCAATGCTTGGTGAATTCTTCGGAAGGAGTCCTTCATGTTATGATAATTTATTAGCAAAAGTCGTTTCTACACAAAAAACATATAGAATTATTGATAATAGTGGGGCTACACCAATAACAACATATCCACCAGGAACTGATGAAGTCAATACCCGAACATACTGTTATATGCCTTATTGTATGGTAGGAGCAGATAATCCAACGATTCAATTTGATGATACATATGGTCGTTTTACAGTTAGTGGACTTCATACAGCAGTAAGAGCAGGAAATGGTGTATTTCAAGATATACCACCTGATGCGAATCAACAAGGTGACGTTGAATCTATGTGTGCTTATTCAAAAGAAGCAGCAATATGTACTTTAGACGAAACGGGTAATCCAATTCAATATGCTGCTATAGTTCAATCAGTTGTTAATAATCCAATCATTTCTGCTCAATCTGGTGTAGCAATTCAAGATATATTTTTATATACCAAATCAGGTCAAGTAAATTATGATTCGGCATTAAATCCTCAGATTCCTTTACAATATGATGGATGTATTTTTGATAAATTGGGTTTTAAATTAGAACAATTAATTCCATATATTGGATTAAGACAATCTAATTTTAATCGTGGAACATATAATCAATATCTAGGAACTGATGCATCTTTTAAAGAAAAGTATGAATCTATGGTAAAACCATTTACAACAGATGCTTATATAAGTGCTGCTGCTCAATTATCAATGGTCAAAAACGATGCTTTAATGGAAATGGGTAATTTGGGAGGTAATGCTCCAGGTGTGCCGGTTTTTATTAATGCTGAAAGCGATTCATTAGTAGCAATAAATTTGCCTTCAAAACTTGATTACTCTTATTTAGTAGTATATTCAAATATAGTTCCATCAACTCAGTTTTATGGTGGAGGTAATGGACAACAATTAATTCCAGCAATGGGTTATGTTTCAAGAAATTACAGTACAGGTGATTACTTTTTTGGAACAGAGACGTCTTGGTCTTATACAGTAGATAAAGACTATATAATAACTGAATTTGATACTAATATAACATTACCGAATGGACTACCAGCACCAATTGAAAATAATTCAAGTATTATTTATAAAATAACAAAGGCAAAAAGTCTTCCTCCTCCTCTTAGTAGTTTTCAACCACCTAAGAAAAAATAAAATATATAAAAACTAAATTAATTATTTATCAAAAAAAACAATACTAATTCTTCCTTCTAGTTCTTCTTCTTTAATGAAATTATTACTATGTCTAAAGTCTACGAGGGGAAATATTAATAAACTTCTATTAGAAACCATCGGAATTGATAAATCTAAATCTACTAGATTCAAATAACTTTTTTTTAATTTTCGATCCATGCTCAAACTTATTAATGCTGATAAACTATCTTTTTTATTATTACTATCTTGATGAATAGCACTTCTTAATGCTTTATTAATAATACAATGAGAAAAGCATTCGAATGCTTTATCTGTTTCTTGTATTGAAAAGAATTGTTTTGTTATTTTACTTACTTTCTTTACTAATTTTTTTAATATACTATTTTCTTTATTTAATAATTTTGATTTAGTATTATTTGAAAAAGAATATTTAACTTTATCTGTTTTCATTACTCTAGTATTATTTTTATTATATTTTGTTTCTGAATTAATATATTGTTTATAACAATCGAACATCTTATCAGTATCAATCTTTCCGGCCAAGTCACTACGATTTTGTGTTGTTGGAATATTCTTTGTTAATAAATGTATTAAATCTTTATTAGAGAAATCATCATCTGAAAAGAATTCAGATATATAAAAACCAAGAATGAGAGAACCTTTTAAAAATATATAATTTTTTGTATCTAGTATTTTATTATTATTAATTGATATATATTCCCCATTTGTTATATCTAATTTATTATATTCTATTTCAATAAACTCAAAATGCATGTTATTATATTTATACTAGATATTAATTTTAAATTATTTATTATTAGATGGTGTTGTCATATCAATTCTTTTTTCAAAATTTAATTTTTGTAAACCTTGTTTTTTAGTTTTAGTTTTAACTTTCTTTTTATCATTCCAACCAACAAATACATCCTTTGGTTTAACACTTGGTTTTGATTGTTTTTCTACTTCTTTTTTTACTTTCTTATCTAATTCATCGAGATTGTGTCCTGATTCAATATCTGTATTATCATAATGATATATACCAAACTCCATCTTTATAATAGATTTAGATTTTAATTTAAAATTAATTATAATAAAAATATAATATCTTTAATAATTATAATAAGAAAAATAAAAAAAATAATGTCTTTAATAACTTTATCTAGTAAAAGGAATACTGAGATTCAGAGAGATGTCGACCCGGCTATTATAAAAAATCACTTTAAAGATGGAATTGTACTTCGTGAAGGAACAGAGGTTGCTTTGGTTAGTTTAACTATTAATAAATTAGATTTATATGAAGTTATTGCTGGTGAAAATGATACTTTAGTTTGGAGAATTGGTTCACGTGCTCAATTTGAACAACATACAGTAACTATAACAGAAGGAAACTATAACGGCGACGATTTAGCAACAGAAATCGCTCTTCGGATTAATAATTCAACATTACTTGGTAATTACAAAGGTCAGTGGACTTGTGTATATGACCAAACAGCACAAAAAGGTGAAGGTTCTTTTACAATTGATTATGGTCAAAATGAAACACCAACAGCACCA